ATTTCCCTTGGATTTCCTCCCGGTTTAGACGTATCTTCTCCCATCCGTTCTCACCGAAGTAAAGGAATTCCTCCCTGTCATTACCATATTGACACCAAAGGTCAAAGACATACTGGAATAACTTGGAGAAGGCTTCAATATAAAGGTCGGCATCCAATGAGAAAACTAACTGGGAGGATTGTACCTGAGAATTAACCTCAAAGGCAGTCCTGGGTTGTCTCCTATTTACCATTGATTGCAAACCAAAATCCACCTGGCCTATTAATTCCTCAATCTTCATCTCCAAAATCATCTGTTCCTCTTTATAGGAGAATTCAGCATTGAGGTTGGTATTATTCATAAACTGTATGTCATCGGGTGCCTGCCTAGGAATAGCCTGGGAAGGATAGAATTTAATCAAGTTTGGATTTACAATACCCGCCCTATAGCTAATCATCGGGGCATTACGTAGGGTTTGGGAATCAATCTTTTGATTATGCTGTGTATCTACCTCCTTAACTAAATCCTCTATCATCTCCGGTAGTCCCCGATGGGAAAACCACCTATCATCACAAAGCTCATTCACTATCTTTACGAATGGAAACCTAGCATTATGTTCAGGAAGGGAGATTTTTCTTAAAGTGACGCTAAATTCAGGAGCGAAGGTAAATAGACATTTCTCTTCCTTATCGTCATTGTTTAAATCATACCAGCAATAGACCTCCCATATCTTTACCAACTGAGAAGGATTATTAAGTCTATTAATTCCTTCCCTGGTTTCCTTTGCCAACTCTGTCAGATTATCCATAGGAAGAGAAGAGATAGCGGTAATCTTTTCCACCGCACTCTGTGACCAATCCTTCAACTCGACATTCTTCTTTACGGTATCAAGCGGGAGATAAAACTCATGGGCGATTAATCTCGCCGTCTGAGGATTCCATCCGGTATCCGACGGGACATAAACAAATTCTGGATTACAGAGGTCAATATCGGGATAATTATAAGTCACATCCTTAAGGTTAAATTTAAAAGATTCCTTGCCGGAGTGAATCTGAGTGATACATTCATCCAGAGCCTTATCATTATCCTCTGCCACCTCATTGGACATATCCACTTCAAAACGCCTAACCATTTCCTTCTTTATGAGCATTTCAGGGATACGTGGGTCAAAGAGCATCTGGACTTCCTGTAGGGATAAATCCTTTAAGGAGAATTCCTCCCTGCGGACTATAATTTCCTGCCGGAAATAGGGCTTAAAAAGATAGAAACCCTTTTCGATACACTGGTCAACACCAATAACCGCCTTGGACTTGAAATCCATAATGTCCATAATCAGGTGGTCTAACCACTTCTCTATCTTCATCGCCTGGTCTAGGGTTCCAGAAGGGGAAGGTATAGCCTGGACAATGGGACGTAGGGAGAAAAGAATTTTAACTACCTGGCTTTTAATCTTGCGTAATTTAGTCTCTACAGTAGGCAGACGCAGATTTGCACAACCTGGGAAAGGAAAAGTTTTCCCTGGCTTTATACGCATCCGCATATTATGCCATTTCTCTTGCGTTACTCTCCACTCTTGTGTCTGTAAAATTGCTTCTTCTATCCTCTTCTCTAGTTCTTCATAGAATGAATCGGTGACAGGAGCAACTTTTCTTTCTGGTTCTCTCGTAACTAATCTCTTTCTAGCCATTTCACCAACCTTTTTTTATACATGAACAAATGTAATGTATATCCCCTTCTTTTAAATTCATATGCAAGGGTAGACTTAGGTATCTGAATTCCAACTCATTTAATACCGGTAAATCCGCCTTGCCCCCAAAAATCCCATAAGAATCATTCCTGGCATGAAGGACATTAGTTTCCACCCCATTCTCCTTCAATTTCCTCGCCAGGTCATTGCGTCTATCTATCAAAATGGTGATAGCCCAATAGGTGTTAATTTCCCCGTCGACTATCTTTATTCCAGGTAAATTTTGCTTATACAAATCAAAAAGCATCTTTCTGTATTCACAGATAAATCTATATTGCTTTAATCCTCCCAATCCTAGGGATGCCTGAATGTCATTCATTTGGCGCTTATGCCCAACTAACTCCGGCTCTATACTCATCAAGCGCCTCTCATAGACATCATCCCCTTCCAGTTTCTTATTTCTATCCACTCCAAACCAACGTAATAACTTGGCCTTGCGGTAATAATCCTCATTAGGACAAATCAGCATCCCGCCGTCTCCGGTGGTGATATGCTTTATCGCCTGGAAGGAATTACAAGTGAAGGTTCCAGTGAATATACCTAGGGCCTGGCAAGCATCAGAAACAACAGGTACAGGTAAAGTACCAACGTTAGCGCCAATACCACCCAGGTGCACCTGCACGACTGCTTTCGTTTTCTCCTCATTTAATTTCCTCCTTACATCCAGGGGGTCTATACAAAGGGTATCTGGAAGTATATCCGCCCATACTATCTTTACCCCTCTATGTAAAAGAGGTATATTAGTAGCGGTACAGGTTAGGGGAGTAGAAATTACCTCATCTCCCTCCTTTAAATCCAATAACTCATAAGCAGTCTCTAAGGCAGAGGTACCGGAATTAAGGGAAATACAATACTTAAGGTTAAAAATCTCCCCGAATCTCTCCTCGAATAAATCCACCTTCCCCGCCTGTCCAATCCACTTGGTAAGCAGGGTCTCATTCACCTCTTCTATGGCCTCTGGCGGAACATATGGATAGAATAAATCTACCATTTTAACCATTCTGGATATTTAAGATACCAACGAATTGTTTTCTCTAAGGACTCCTCAAAGGTCTTTGGTAAAGACCAACCCATCCCTCGCATCCTAGTTCCGTCAAGTGCATATCTAAGGTCATGTCCTGGACGAGAAGAGTGGAAATCCACCATTTCATAATTCAACGGCTTACCGATAACCTTAGAGATAAACTTAGCCATCTCCAGATTATCTACCTCTTCCTCTCCTACTACGTTATATTTCTCCCTAAAGGAAGCTCTCTCTAAGAGAAATAGAACTGCAGCAGAGATATTACGACAATGTATATAGAATCTCGTTCCCGCCTTAGTCCTGGCAGGATTTGAGTGGATAATAACTTTCTCTCCAGCAAGTACCTTTCTGATAGTGGAGGGGATAAACTTCTCCGGGTGCTGCCTCTCACCAAAGGCGTTCATGGTATGACTTATAAATAATGGTAGCTTGTAGCTATTAGCATACGCCAGGCACAATTCCTCACCCGCTGCCTTAGAGGCTGAATAGGGATTCCCGGAATTATACCTATCCCACTCCTTATAGAATACCCCCTCTGAAGCGACCCCGAATACCTCATCAGTGGAGAAATAAACCAACCACTTTAACTTCTCTTGTATCCTGGCAAAATCCAACATCCGCATCGTTCCTAAGACATTGGTATTTACAAAGAGCTCAGGGTTACTTATAGAGTTATCCACATGGGTCTCTGCCCCCATATGCACAATATAATCCAAGTTCCCTATTTCCTTCACCAATCCAAAGGGTATGGGTTGGGTAAAATCAGCGGAGAATATTTTTAATCTACTATTGGAAAGAACGCCTGAATCCCTTAATCTATTAAATCCATTAGAGGCATAGGTGAGTTTATCCAATATCACCACTTCCCAATCGGTATTAATAATCAAGTGTTCAACAAAATGGTGCCCAATAAACCCTGCCCCGCCAGTAACTAATATCCGCATTATTTCTTGGTAAATATAGTCAATCCTGGGAATTCAGGTAAAACGGTAAAATTGTAATGCATCTTAATCCATTTATTCCTTAAGGAATCCTGAATAGGTTTCTTATTATACTTAAGCATCCAATCTACCTTATCCCGTTCCTTGATACCACCCTCCATCAGGATAATACCCTCATTGGATAATTTCATATACCAATCATAGAGCATCATCTCGTATATCAGACCATCATTGGAGAGGTCAATATTTAAAAAATCCACCTCATAAGGTGCATAATGCAAATAGGCAAAGACAGCATCTTCCTGATAGAGAAAAA